AATCAATATAATAGAAAAACACAAGTTCAAACCAAGTTAGATTATCAACCGATCGGCATTACCTTTCATGATGATATGGCCAATGCTACAAACGATTTGTGGTTTAACTATTTTAACTATACCACAACAGAAGGAACATATAGCAATCCTGCTAACGGTGCTAACAGTTATGCCGTTCAACTTGAAGCCTACGGTGATACCAAATATAAACAAAAAGAATATAGATATGGATTCAATCCATTATCCAATGCTCCGTTTTTTACAGGTATTACAATCTATCTAATGAATAAACAAAAATATCTTAGTTTTACTTTAGTTAATCCTAAGATTAAAGAATGGCGTCACGGCGACGTTGATCAAACGCAAGGAAATAAGTTTTTAGATAGTAAGATGACCGTAGTATACGAAACTGTGCTCTATGGAAAGGGAACTACTGGATCAATCAATCCCGGATTTAATAAAAATCATTATGATAAAACACCAAGCCCTCTAAGTATTGCTGGCGGCGGCTCACTGAGTCTATTCGGTGCTGGTGGAGTAGTCGCTGGTGGTAACGCAATATTTGGTGAGGGTGGTACCTTTGGCAATGCCAACGCAATTGCGACAGGAATTCAGGCTGCTAATCTTGCTAAAAATATTAATGGTATAAGTAAAACCGCAGTGGTTAGTGAACTAACAAATGTAGGGATAGGAGCACTGCAATCTGCATCACAGGGTAATGGTGTCACTCTCGGAGGTATACAATTATTTAAATCAAAGACCGGACCAGAGACTAAAGCTCTATCTAGAAATATAACCGGCAGATAATATGAATTTATATAACAACATACCGCAGAATAAAAACCAATCCAGTTCTAATTCTACAGTACAATATTTTAATACATTTTATCAAACGCCTATTAGTTTAAAAGATTCCGATATCGCAGCCGTTACAGGTTTTTTTGAATCGGCTGGATTTGATAAACACAGTGCCAACTCTGTTGCTATGATTATATTAAGCCAGGCAAAAATTAGTGCTATAAACCCCTTTGAATTATTAGATAGTCTTAGAAAGATCAACGGAATAGAACTTAGTAATATTGTCGGGCAAATATTAAACTTGAATAGATTTAAAACCAGTATACTAGGAATTGCTCCTGGATTTATTATTGCTGATGAGATACAAAGAAACATACTAGCATGAGCCTGCGTTTTAATCAAGGTTTTTATCAAATAAAAAATCCTAACAAGTATATAGGATTAGGTACACCGCGTTTTCGTTCTAGTTGGGAATTGAGTGTTATGCAGATGTGTGATGAAAATGATGCCATACATCAATGGGCCAGCGAAAGTATAAAAATACCCTATCGAGATCCACTTAGTGGAAAACCTACAGTTTATGTTCCAGACTTTTTAGTTGTATTTCAAGATAATAAAAAACAAAAACGTGCTGAAGTATGGGAAATAAAACCAGCTAATCAAACGCTTAAAGAGCGTGTCGGTAAAAATGTATATAATCAAGCACAGTATGTTCGTAACATGGTCAAGTGGGCCGCTGCTCGAGCGTTTTGTAGTCAAAACGGTATGAAGTTTAGAATCATCACAGAACACGATTTGTATCATACCGGGAAAAAAATGTGATAAGTAGTTGACTATGACAAAGAAACTAGAAGAACTTTTAGATATAAGCCCACTTAAGGAAGAACCTATTATTTCTCCCGAAATGGTACCTGAACAACCCGTTATAACATTAGAAGAACGGTTAGAAGAATTTGATAAGATTGCTGCCGCATTGCCTAGAGTTAAAGGGCTAGGTGATATTAGCGACCAAGAACTAGATAATCTAGCTAAAAAAGCAGAAGACGCATATGACGAGATCATGGACTTAGGAATGCAAGTTGAGCCCAAATATAGTGCACGTATGTTTGAAGTAGCTACTGGTATGCTAAATGCTGCCATAACAGCTAAAACCAACAAAATTGATAAAAAACTAAAAATGATCGATCTACAGTTAAAAAAGCTGGCCATAGATAAAAAGAACGGTAGGGGCGATGAGATCGAAGGAGAAGGATATATCCTCACAGATCGCAATAGCATACTGGCAAAACTTAAAGATTTGAAATAAATAAAGCATAGGATACTAACATGACTTCATTCAAACAGATATTATCTGAAAGTGCTAAAAAATACGATTTTAGAATCAAAGTTGCTGGCGCCTTTGTAAAAGAAGACGAGGCAAAGATGCAGGCTCTTTTAGAAAAGTTTAAAGTCTTTTCGTTTAAAAAAACCGGAACTACACCAGTACAGAGCTTTCCTTTAGATTTTCCAAAAATTAGAAATGAAAATGTCAGCATCTACGAAGTTACATTAGATTACCCAACAACACCATTTGAACTAACTGGATATATTGCCAACAACATCGGCATTAATACAGAGAGACTCGTGGTACGTAATCCCAATGAACCGACTGAACAATATCAACAGCCTACTGAAGAAAGAACAGGAGCCTTGTTAACTGATAGTGAATATAAAGAAGCACCTAATGCTAACTTTGATGACTATTATGGTGACAAATATAATTTAGATTTTGTTAAAGAACTTAATGCTGTATTAAAACTACAACAAAAAGCAAGAGGTGAAGTGAGACCAGATGGTGCACAGCTAGAAATGGCCAACAAAGAACAACCATCCCACAGCATCCTTAAACAGGCGTACGACCCAAGGAAGAAATAATATGCAAATGATCAACGTTTTACAAAGACTAGCCGCGCTAGATGCAACTAACCCTAATATTGCCAATCCATTAGCTGCTGGTCATAAACAAGTTATGGAAGCTGACCAGGTAGCTCAGCTTCCTGCTCTAGAAGATATTTCAACACTACGAGCACTGAGTGGTCTTAAGCCAGTCGCAGAATGTGGTATAATGCCAATGGGCAGTATGGAAAATCGCACTCCAGCAAGTTTCAGTATCAATGCTACCGCTGCTGACGGGGATGAAGTTGCCAGTATGTTAGGTCAGATCATGAATCTTGCGGGTGTCAAACCAGTTAGCGATCATGACATGCCAGACATAGATGCACACGGCGGTCATATACAGCAAATAAATGCTGAGCCAGTTGAAAAAGATCTTATGAGATCTGCTATGGACAAGATGAACGAACCCGAGGACGACATGGATGTTGATGTCGAGCCAATGGGCATGAATGATGAAGAACCTGAGGATGAAGGTGCTATCGGTGCAGGCTTAGGCGCAGTCGGAGGTGCTCTTGCCGGTGGACTGGTTGGCATGCCATTAGTTGGCGCCGGTATTGGTGGAGCGCTTGGCGGATCGATGGAAGATGAAAGCATGGGAGCCGGTGAACAGGCTGAACCGGGTACCGCTGAACCAATGCAGAGTATCGCTGACCAAATTCGTGATATGGCTGCTAGATTGAGTCAAATAGAAGACGTAGGAGATTTACCGGGAGTAGATGGCGAAGAAAAAGCCGATGAGTCATATGACAACACTCCCAATGATCCAACCAATGTGCCTGTAGGCAATACCAATGACTTTGCCTATAATCCAAATATTGGCGGACAGAACAAAGGTGTTTACAGCCAACCATCAGCTATGGCAGAAGACCTAGCCGGGCAACTTTTTGCTGAATACAAAAAGTTTGTCTCAGAATCAAAAAAAAAATCTGAAGTAACTGAAGGATTGAACCACACTCCTGGTCCAAGGATTGAACACAAAGACGTGGATGCCTGTGTTAAATGTGCAGAGACTATGGGTGTACCATTAATGCATGAAAACATGCAGTGCCTACATGACTGTATGGAGAGTTTTCCCAAGTTTCATAAACACATAACCAACAAGTATACCGAGTGCTGGGAAGACTTCCACAACTCCTGCTGCGATCACTATCACAATAAACACGGTATGCCAGAACAAGACCACGGTATTGCTGGTTTAGGTGTATTGCCCGAATCTAAAGAACGCACAATGAGTCGTGCTGCTAAAGGCATGATGAAATATGGTAAGGATGGTATGAAGGCGCTGGCCAAAGCTGGTAAAGAAGGCAAAGACCTCGATAAAGTGCGTGACAAATATAACAAGTATGATGAAGCAACTGAGCCTAAAGACCTTCCAAAGAAAGGCGACAAAATAGGCAGAGAAGGTAATGCATTTGGTAAAGCAGTCCGTGATGCTAAAGCATCGGGCGATAAGACTATGACTGTAGCTGGCAAAACTATGTCAGTTAAAGAAGCAGGCAAGCCAAGTGCTGGCATGAGTAAAGGTGCTAAGTCGGCATTGGTTAAAAAAGCTAAAGCAGGCGGCGACGTTGGCAAGCCAGGTAAAAGTTTTGACAAAGTAGCTAAAGCCGCAGGTGGTGGTGAGAAAGGCAAACGTATTGCCGCTGCCGCTATGTGGAAAAATGCCGCAAAATAAAATAATACAAACCCAATAGCCCCTACGGGGGCTATTTTTTTCATTAAATAAAAGTATGGCAAACAAACCAGAAGGTACGTTAATTAAAACCGCTCACAGTAGACAGAAATATACTGAGCAGGATATTAGTGACCTTAAAAAATGTATGGATACAGATACTGGTCCACATTATTTTCTTGACCATTTCTTTTACATACAACATCCTACTAAGGGTCGGTTAAGATACGAAGCATTTGATTATCAACGTAGATTAATCGATAGTTATCATCAACATAGGTTTAATGTAAACTTGCTTCCACGACAAACGGGTAAAACTACAACTGCTGCAGGGTATCTGTTATGGTATGCTATGTTTGTACCTGATGCAACTATCTTGATTGCCGCACACAAATATACAGGTGCTCAAGAGATTATGAGCCGTATACGATTTGCCTATGAACTATGCCCCGATCATATACGCTGTGGAGTAACTAGTTATAATAAACAAAGTATTGAGTTTGATAACGGATCTCGTATTATTGCTCAAACTACCACAGAAACAACAGGTCGTGGTTTGTCCCTATCATTATTATACGCAGACGAGTTCGCATTTGTTCCACCTAATGTAGCCACAGAGTTTTGGACTTCAATATCGCCTACACTAGCTACTGGCGGTAAAGCTATTATTACATCAACCCCAAATAGTGATGAAGATCAGTTTGCCAGTATATGGAAAGAAGCCAATAAACGTCTAGATGAGTTTGGTAATACACAAGAAGTTGGCCGTAACGGATTTTTTCCTTTCCAAGCACATTGGCGCGAACATCCTGATCGAGATGACAAATGGGCTGATGAAGAACGCAGTCGTATCGGCGAAGAAAGATTCCGTCGAGAACATGAATGTGAATTCTTAGTATTTGATGAAACATTGATCAGTAGTATATGCCTTTCTGAGCTAGAAGGGTCTGAACCAATAGTTAAAACAGGTCAGGTACGTTGGTATAAAGAAATAGATCCTAAATCTACCTATGTAGTGGCACATGATCCGAGCCTAGGTACAGGCGGCAACTATGCAGGTATAGAAATATTTGAACTACCCAGTTTAGATCAAGTAGGAGAATGGCAACATAATCTTACACCCATACAGAGTCAAGTTAAGGTTCTTAGAGAAATTTGTAAGTATATCGATACTCGATGTTTAGAATCAGGTAGAAATGCTACAATCTATTATAGTGTAGAAAATAACACAGTAGGAGAAGCCGCCCTAATGGCTATTAACGAAATGGGCGAAGAAAGTATTCCGGGTATGTTTCTAAGTGAGCCTATGAAAAAAGGACATGTGCGTAGATTCCGTAGAGGATTTAATACTACCCATGCTTCTAAGATTTCTGCTTGTTCTAAAGTCAAACAGTTAATCGAACAACGAAAAATGAAGATCAACAGTAAGAGCCTGATCTCTGAATTAAAAACTTTCGTAGCTGCCGGTATTACATTTAAAGCTAAAGATCAGCAATATGACGATCTAGTTAGTGCGTTATTATTGGTGGTACGTATGATAGTGTTGTTAGGTGATTGGGACCCTATTATCTACAATAAAATGATCGAGGACGCCAAAATGGAAGACTATGAAATGCCTATGCCCATCTACGTGTCCAGTTTTTAATAAATATAGCTATGAAAACTATTGAAATAATCAGCCAGGATTTATTTGACAAAATTCGCAGTCGCTTCACTAATCTCCAAATGGGAGACGAACAAGGCTCTGTAACTATGGATCCTAGAAAAGCTAGATTTTACGATTTTGACTTTACTATCGAAGAACACGATCTCGGGCGTGTTAGTATCAGTATAAATGAACTAGGAACATTAAAACTATTTTACGGAAAAAGTATTTTAGAAGACGTTGATCCTATCAGCAGAGATTATTGGTATGATTTTTTACGTGAGATGCGCAGTTTTGCCATGCGTAGATTATTAAGATTTGATACTAGAGATATTACAAAATCTAATCTAAACAAAGACGATTTTCAATACTTGGCTACTAACGGTAGTAAGGAACAGACCATGCAAGAATCAGCAAAATTCCAAGGCGGAAGAATGACCAGCCATAGAGTTTTAGAAAGAACTAAACTAATAGTCAAACATAAAAAAAGCATTGAAGATGAAAGTTACGGAGCACGTAGCCGTAGTTCAAATATTGCAGCTATCTTCGTAGAAAATGAAGAAGGTGAACGTTTTAAATATCCATTTATTCACATAGCAGGTGCTAAAGCTATGCAACGTCACGTAGCCAATAGTGGTCGTCCTTATGATGAGTTAGGTAGTGCTATTATTGATATGAGTAGCAAGATCGCTCAACTTAGTTCATTTCATAGACACATGGGGCGTCATGATCAACTTAATCAAGAAGTACACGAGATTGCAAATCGCACCAGTGCTAAACTAGAAAACTTACGCCATCAACTAGGTGCACTACACGGTCAGCGTGGTTACGAATCTTGGGCAGAGTCATTTGAACCTGTAGCAACGATGCAGGGTATGACCGAAATAGACCAGGCCACAATGGAAAATTATAAATCTAAGTTTACTGTTAATAGTTTTAAAGAAGACCTAGCACAATATTTTCCTTTGATCCATAGTATTATGCAGGAAGCTGGAGAAGTTGATTTAGAATCATATGTTCACGAAGGCGAAGAATGTGAAGTGTGTCATGAAACACCCTGTGTATGTGATGACAAAGAAGAAGTTAAAGAAAATGAATTTGATATTTTCCGTAAATGGACCGAGGCAGTTGCAGAAAACGGTCTTGAACCTGATACACTAATGGATTTAAAGGATCTATTAATCGGCGGGGAACTAGAAGCAGTAGGAACTGACGCCATGCCAACTATTGAAGCATTGAATGGTATTGGTATACACGACAAAAGTTTAGAAAACGATCTAGCAGATTTGGCCAAAGGTGATGCTACTAGTGGTATTCCTCCCGGCACTGCTAACCCATTCCATACGATCATGGCATGGTTGGAAAAAGTTGATCCAGAGATGGCAGCTGATATCGAACAGGCAGTTAATCAACCCGAACAGGCTGCTCCGCAACCCGCCCCACAGGCTCAGGCTCCTGTAGCTCAGCCCCAAGCTCCTGTAGCCGAAGAAGAACAAGACGAAGACGAAGTTCATAATGACAAAGAAGATAGAAAAACTCCCAACATGCAAGAACTAGCACAATGGTTAGGCGGTCATTATAATGCTAACTGGAAAGAAGAAGGATTTAAAAGTCCTTGGCGTAAAGGTGTTACTGAACTAGGTATTATGGCCGAAAAAGAATTCGGACCAGAATACGGACACTTAGTTAAAGAATTAATGAGCATGAAAGAAGGCGAATCTAAACTTAATCGTGTAGCTCGTCGTAGCCATGAACGTAAAAAAGAAAGTTCTGAAAGCGTGTTTAATAGACATAATGAACCAAAAATGGCATCGGCTCTACGTAAAGGGCAGAACGTAGGTATGTCAGAAGATGATCATTTTGATGCTATTTTACGCCTAGCAGGATTGGCAAAATAACCCATATTATTAGTACCTTTTAGGTTGCTAAGATAAATAAAAGTGCGTATATTTAAGTATATGCACTTTTTCTTTTTAGTCAGTAGGCTTTAAAGAAGTGGCACATAAAATCATTTATTAAGGAAAAACATTATGGCAACTTTAGCAGAAATCAGAGCAAAGCTTCAAGCATCATCTCAACTAAACACCGGCGGCTCAAGCGGTGGAGACAACGCAATATACCCCCACTGGAACATTCAAGAAGGTACTAACGCAACAGTACGTTTCCTTCCTGACGCAGACCCAAATAACACTTTCTTCTGGATCGAACGTAACATGATTAAGTTACCATTCGCCGGAGTTAAAGGTGATACAAGTTCAAAACCTGTAGAAGTACAAGTTCCTTGTATGGAAATGTGGGGCGAGACCTGTCCAATTCTAACAGAAGTACGTCCTTGGTTTAAGGATAAGAGTTTAGAAGATATGGGTCGTAAATACTGGAAAAAGAAATCTTATCTATTCCAAGGATTTGTAGTCGAAAGCAAACTACAAGAAGATAAGACACCAGAAAATCCAATCCGTAGATTTATTATCGGTAGTCAGATTTTCAATATCATTAAAGCTGCATTGCTTGATCCAGACATGGAAGAATTGCCAACAGACCTAGTTCGTGGTACTGATTTCCGTATCACTAAAACTAGTAAAGGTGGTTATGCTGACTATTCTACTAGTAACTGGGCTCGTCGTGAACGTGCTCTAGATGAGAACGAACAGGCTGCTATTAAGCAGTATGGTATGTTTGACCTTAAGAGCTTTTTACCTAAAAAGCCAGGCGAAGTTGAACTGAAAATCATGAAAGAAATGTTTGAAGCGTCAGTAGACGGTGATGCATTTAACATGGAAAAATGGGGTCAATACTTCAAGCCAAACGGTTACAATAAAACAGCAACACCGGCAGCAACACCGGCAGCAACACCAGCGCAAGATGAAGATGAAACACCAGTTCCAGAGGCAAAAACATCTGCTCCTGAACCAAAAGTTGACTCATCTAATGCTGATTCGGGTAGCAAAGCTCAAGACATCCTAGCGATGATCCGTAACCGTCAAAAAGCATAAGGGGAATAGACTATGGGAAAGGCCTTCGACATCTCGAAGTTCCGTAAGTCTATCACCAAAAGTATTGATGGCTTGGGAATTGGGTTCAATGACCCTACCGATTGGATTTCAACCGGTAACTACGCCCTAAACTATCTTATCTCGGGGGACTTCTTTAGGGGAGTCCCTTTGGGAAAAGTTACAGTTTTTGCAGGCGAGTCTGGAGCAGGTAAGAGTTATATCTGTTCCGGTAATATTGTGCGTCACGCACAAGAACAAGGTATTTTTGTGATCCTAGTTGATAGTGAAAATGCTCTTGATGAAAAGTGGTTACACGATTTAGGTGTAGATACTACTGAAGATAAGCTTCTCAAACTCAATATGGCCATGATTGACGATGTGGCAAAGACCATTTCAGAATTCATGAAAGAGTATAAAGCAATGCCCTTGGAAGAACGTCCAAAAGTATTGTTTGTTATTGACAGCTTAGGTATGTTGCTTACTCCTACTGATGTAAATCAGTTTGAAGCAGGTGAAATGAAGGGCGACATGGGCCGTAAGCCCAAAGCACTTACAAGTCTTGTTCGTAACTGTGTTAATATGTTTGGTAGTTACAATGTCGGTATGGTGTGTACTAATCACACATACGCTAGTCAAGATATGTTTGATCCAGATGACAAAATTTCAGGTGGACAAGGATTTGTCTACGCATCTAGTATTGTTGTCGCTATGAAAAAACTTAAACTTAAGACCGATGCAGATGGTGTTAAGACAAGTGAAGTACATGGTATTCGCGCCGCTTGTAAGATTATGAAAACTCGTTACGCAAAGCCTTTTGAAACATTGCAAATTGAAATTCCATATTCGACAGGTATGAGTCCAACCTCTGGTCTAGTTGATATGTTTGAAAAAATGGGTATACTGGTTAAAAGCGGAAACAAGTTGGCCTATACTAACAAAAGTACAGGAGAAATCCTTGCTGAATTCCGTAAAAACTGGACTGATGATAAACTTAAACTAATTATGAGTGAGTGGGATGACTCCACTATTACTAATATAGCTACAGTTGAAAAGGAGGCTGAGGAAACAAATGGATGAAGCATTAATTATGGAAGTATGGGATACATTTAAAGAATATATCCCTGAAAAAAATAAAGATATGGCAGCAACACAATATGTTGATTTCTTATTAGGTAAAGATGTTGAATCATCAATCATAGAAGGACTTGTTGGTTACGATTCTAACCTAGACGAAGCAATCAAACATGCTTTAGCTGAGGAAGGATTTGATGATGTTGGCGAGGAAGAGTATTACGATGAGGACGAGGACTGATAATGTCACACTGGTATGCCAAGGTTAGCCAAGACATATCACACTTACCAAACTGTATTGATTATTTTTATCAAGAACTAGAAGGAGCACGTGGCGAGGTTAAAATCTATGGTAACATAGAAAAAGCCAGCAGTGCTCTTCCTGGTCTAGTAGAGCAACGATTTAACCAACTCCAGGAAATTGAAGCTGTATTAGAATATCTCAATATCGAACTGAGGCGTGTGAGGTCAAAGACTTTTAAAAAGTATCTTGAAAACTATCAACGAGCATTAAGCAGTCGAGATGTTGAAAAATATGTCGACGGCGAAGCAGATGTAGTCGATATGGAAAAAATTATTAACGAGTTTGCCCTACTACGCAACCAGTGGCTTGGTATTGTTAAAGGTTTGGATATCAAACAATGGCAACTTAGTAATATTATTAAACTTAGAGCAGCTGGCTTAGAAGACGCATCACTATAATGTATATTGAAGACATACTTGATAAACTATTAGGCATTATGCCCCGCCCTGGGATATTATATTACGATTTGCCTTTTTTATCTATGTCAGATAGAAATATGTTAACCAGCTTGTATTCCCAATGTAGTACAGGATCTGCTTTTACTGAAAAACAGGCAGTGTTAGTTGAAAGAATTTTGATAAAATATGCTGATCAAATTTCAAAAACTATCGGAACTGACCTTACTAACTATATTCAGAATCCCCAATATAAATTAGGTAAAAGAATATTACCTAATGTTAAAAAAGTTCAAGTAGTAGAAAGTAACGGCATTAAAAAAATACAGGTATCTTTCCCTTATAATCAAAATTTAATATCAAAGATAAAAGAGTATAATCCTTTTCGAACAACTTATAAACATCAATGGGTACAGTGGAATGTTAATGATAAGGTATGGGAGTTTGCTGTACGAGAACCTAATATTTTATGGCTATTTCAAAACTTAGCAGAGCATGGATTTATTTTTGATGAAGAAATAACCTCTTGGTTTGAACAGATAGTAGAAGTTGAAAAAAATATAGATAACTATGTGCCTATGGTTATCTTTAAAAATAATAGATTTGAATTTATTAATTCTCATGCTAATATACCACAACCTACCAGTACTGATTTGTTAGAAGTATTGTTCCATGCTAAAAAATATGGAATCAATACTTGGGATGAGAGCATCAATCTTGCGCTAGACCATAACGAGTTTGATCAGGTTACCCGACGTTTTTTAAAAAATCAAGAAAATACAGCAGAAATGAAAAATATCAGTTTTGTTGACACCGTTGACATTATAAAATACAGCGGAACCATGCTGATTGTAATACCCACCGGTGAAGAATACAAAACTTTAAAGTTGTGTCATCAAAAGTTACGTTCTAGGGGTTATACTAATGATGAATTTTCAGTATTGTTTAGAACTGAGGTAACAAGGGGGAAAGAAACAAATGAATATATTAAACAGCATGGTCTTAATAATCCCATATCAGAAAAAATTAAGTTTTATCTAGTAAGTTTGAAATTTCCTAAACCTTTAATCCGAAATAAAATAAAATTTGATACCGTGATTAACTTTGGTGCAGTAAATGCTCATCATACTTTGAGAAATTTCATAAAATATCATCATAATGTGTTACACTATACCACAACACTAGACAATAATGGCAACCTGTAAAGTTATTATAAAAGACGAAGTCAATATAAAAATAGAAAACCTGGACCTTGACACAAGAAAGGCCCTAGTTAAGAAATTTAAGTATGAAGACCCTACCGCACGGTATCGCCCATCCTATAAATTAGGTAGATGGGACGGTGCTATACCGTTTTTTGGTCTCGGTGGAACAACCTATCTTTCTTTTGTCGAGCGGGTACTTGAAGAATTAGAAAATCGTAACTACTACATTGAAATAGAAGATCTAAGAAATAGTCCTACCCTAGAATTTCCTGAAATTTCCGAGAATTTTTGGGGTGATACAACTTGGCCCATAGGTCATCGATATGCCGGAGAACCAATAAGATTAAGGGACGACCAAGTTGAAGTGATTAACGTGTTTCTACGTAATCCACAAAGCATACAAGAGATTGCTACTGGATTTGGCAAGACCATTACTACCGCAACTTTGGCAAAAATCTGTGAAAAATACGGTAGAACAATAACCATCGTTCCTAACAAAAGTCTTGTTGAACAGACAGAAGAAGATTTCATAAACTGTGGATTAGACGTCGGAGTTTACTACGGTGACCGTAAAGATCTTGGAAAAACCCATACAATATGCACTTGGCAAAGTCTTAATATTTTAGACAAAAATTCCAAAAATTCCACAGAAAATGATGAAATTTTAACCTTGGCAGAATTCCTCGAAGGTGTAAGATGTGTGATGGTTGACGAAGTTCATCAAGCTAAAGCAGAAGTTTTAAAAAAACTAATGACGCATAATCTAGCCAACGCACCAATCCGCTGGGGCTTAACAGGCACTATTCCAAAACAGGATTTTGAGGTGGAAACTATCAAGGCCAGTATCGGGGAAATCGTAAACTACGTTAAGGCACATACTCTACAAGAAAAAGGTGTTCTAAGCGGATGTCACGTGAATGTCCTACAAACAGCCGAATGGAAAGAATTTGGTAGCTATGCGGAAGAACTAAAATATCTGGTAACTGACGAAAATAGAATGACCTATGTAACTAATATTATCCGTGAAATTGCCGCATCAGGGAATACATTGGTATTGGTTGACAGAATAGAATCAGGACGTATAATAACAAGTAGTATAGAAGATAGTGTCTTTATATCAGGTGAAGTTAAAACTAAAGACCGCAAAGAAGAATATGACGAAGTTAAAACAAGTGATAATAAAATTATTGTGGCTACCTATGGTGTTGCCGCTGTGGGTATTAATATCCCTAGGATTTTTAATTTGGTTCTTCTGGAACCCGGGAAAAGTTTTGTCCGTGTTATACAAAGCATTGGACGAGGTATAAGGAAAGCAGAAGACAAAGATTTCGTACAAATATGGGACGTGACAGCAAGTACAAAATATGCTAAACGTCATCTTACAGAAAGGAAGAAATTCTATAGGGAAGCACACTATCCCTTTACAATAGAAAAAGTAAAATACCAATAATGCAAATATTAACACTAGAAAACAAAACATTTTATCTCAACGATTTACCTGAGGAAATCGAAGAGGACCTACGATTCGCTGTGTTAGATAATAGTGATTCCAATAATCCAGATTATTTCTATATACCCTTGATTTTCTTAGAATCATTTACTGGTCCGGCTGTGGTATTGAGGATTGGAAAACATGAAATTACCATGCCACTAGATTGGTGCACTATCGTCGGAGATCCCGAAGGGCCTGATATGGAAGTGCTGCCTATAACAAGTCTAAATGATAGAGGATTTAAAACATATTGTTTTAATCCTTTGAGCAGTTTTAGACCAGAATTCCACGAGATTGATATCATAAATGTTTATCAAGATGTTAAATGGTATTTTCCTAAAATGCGCCAGGGGCAACTACTGTGTACCCCGTTAGAACCTGGAGATTCTCCACTGTGTGCTTACTTTGTTAAAGAAGTTAGTCGTCAGAGTGAACTAGTTGACTACACAAAATGTTGGTAAAAAATAGTATTGAAATGGTCATATTCCATTATGAAAATGGAAAACACGGTGCTTGGGCCAAGGCTAAAGATGGTCCGGGTGTAGCTTTTGGCCACTACAATAGAACCGAATGGTGGCCAGTTAATACAGTATTAGATCCTCTACGATATACAGAAGCGTTGGAACTGGCAGAAGATGTGCCGGCATTAAAAAATGCCCTTGAAACAGTGGCTACAATATTTTATCTTACTAACAATGGGAACTCTTAATCCTAATACCACTTACGTCTACGAAAGAATAGGCGACCAAGTATATGCACGTGAAGACGGTGCTGATCCCAGTACTAGACAACTTGTGGGATATGGGTATGATCCGGTGTCCGGGCATCATATTGATTATGATAAACGTACATCTGACGGTCGTCCATTAGTGGACCATATCCGAGACGACAAACTGTGGGGAGAAATCAGGCGTGCCGCAAAAACCAATCCTACTTTACATGAAGCATTAGAACGTGTTAAAGTATTATATTATCTAAGTAAAGATATCCCTTCAACAACATATCATCCGGTATAATATGGCCACAGCAAAACTTGATATTAAACAAGAACTAGCCGCAGTAGATAAAAAAAATCACAACTTCTACGACGACTTAACCGACGAAGAAAAAAAAGCATTTAGTCCATATGTGTTGATGCGCTATACCAGTAACGTACAAGGCGATAGAGATACACAAGAATGGTTTTTAGAAATGACCAATGAGATGGTTAATAAAAATCACTGGAATCTCAGTAAAGATCATAAAGCACTATTATGGAAATTGTTTGCCTGTATAGGAACAGGTGCACCTGCTTATCATCCATATATTGCAGCCAGTAAAAAAGAAAAAGCCGTTAAAATTGAAAAACTATTGGCAGAACTGTACCCAGCACGTAAAATGGACGAGATAAAACTTCAGGCCAGTTTAATGACAGCCGATGATAAAACTGAACTATTTGACAAAATGGGATTTGATAAAAAACAAAGGAAAGATTACGAGTGATTGCCTTGGTTAATCAGCCGCATAACTGCGTACATTGTGGAAAGAGTTTTATGCAGGAAAAAACTCTCTATGCCCACATGTGCGAAAATAAACGCAGAGCCATGCAGAAGGACGAAAAACGAGTACAGGCAGGCTATGTGGCATTCAATAGATTTTTTAGACTAACACAAAATGCTAAAAAAGACAAGACCTATGAAGATTTTTGTAAAAGTCCCTATTACAATGCCTTTGTTAAGTTTGGTAGTTTTTTAAACAACGTTAATCCATTATATCCTGATAAGTTTATTGACTATGTTATTAAGAGCGGAGTGAAACTTGACCACTGGGCCAGAGACGAACTGTATGATATCTATCTTTATGAAATGATTAAAACTGAACCGGTAGAATCAGCAGTCCAACGTACTATTGAACACATGATGGATTGGGGAGATACCAGCGGTGCTCAGTTTAATCATTACTTCAACTACGTTAATCTTAACAGAGCAGTACAAGATATACGCAACGGTAAGATCACTCCTTGGCTTATATTAAATTCTAAATCAGGTAAAGATCTATTGAATAAACTAAGCGATGAACAGTTAGATATGATAGCACCTGCACTAGATGTTCCTTATTGGATTAAAAAGTTTAAACAGGTCCCAGCAGATGTTGCCTTGGTTAACGAAATATGTCGAGAAGCGGGAATAGAATGAGAGAATTTTGTCAGAAACATAATATTACTATTATCGACACAAATAAAAGATTTGCAAGATATAAGCCGATCAGCTATCAGTATTTTAGTGATCCTAAAGATTATAATCTAGTTAATGATACTAGTTTTGCTTATGAAACTGAACCACTATACACGATAGAGATACCGTTGGAAAATTTAGAGAGTATCAAAGAATTTGAAGATCAAGTGTTCAATAATATGAAACAAAATGGATCACATCATTATCGAATGTTTGAAGTTATGATGGAGCAAAAGCATAAAGAAAAAAGATTACGAGACAGATATCCAGCAGTAAAGAAAGCCTACGAACACTATAGCCTCATATTAAAGTTAGCAGAAAGTGGAGAATTTTAATGCCTGATGTAGATATAGACTTCTTTAATAGAACTGATATTTTGAATATTATCAAACATATACCTGCTGTATTGGAAGATGGTAAGAAACATAACACCGGTGTATATTGTCAAGAGATTCCAATGAATCCACTAACAGGTAATGCTAACATTAACTATGTTGAAGCAGAAGCCAGGGGCTATTTTAAAATAGACTTCTTGAATGTTAGTGCTTATCAAGGAATAAAAGATGAGGATCATATTAATCAACTTCTGGCTGTAGAAGATCCTTTATGGGATTTATTGTACGAAAAAGATGTATGTGATCAACTATTCCATATCAATGGATACCATACACTACTTGCTCAACTAAAACCAAAGAGCATATTAGACTTGGCCACAGTATTGGCATTGATAAGACCGGGCAAACGCTACTTGGTAGATAAATGTGCGAAAGAAGGTTTTGATTCTATACAAGATGAAGTATGGACTAAAACGGATGAGAGATATAGTTTTAAGAAGAGCCATGCTGTGGGATATTCCCACGTTATTATTATGCAGCTCAACTTGATTTGTGAACGTATTAGTTACGGATTTTCTTAGGACTTCTGACCAGTTGTATTGATCTTCTTTTGATTCTTTTCTCTGCAATATCACCTAGATTCACTGTAGGTCCAAAAACTACTTCAACATCTTTACTGTTAAATGTTTTGATAAAGGGTCGATATACGATCATCCCTTCTTTAAGGAAAATATTGATAGGTATACGTCTATTTGATTCCCACCACCACGTTTCTCCTAGTTCTAGAAATAACTGCTTTTCTAGATCAGATCTCATGCTTTCTAAATCATAGATGCTGGTTACGAAATCATCGAAGTTTATTACAATACCTACGTATTCTATCTCGTTAGATTTAATACAGGTAATAAACGGAAACTTGTCTTGAAATGAATTCTTTATTGTCATTAGTTAAAATAAATACTAGATATGCAAAAATGCCCAATCTATTTATACCCCAACTTGTTCGAAGTAATATTGGATTTGGACCAAAACGAGAGGACACATTATATCATGTATCAACGCGACCTGAAAATCCAAAAAGGTTTAAAAAATAAAGTACAGTTCCAGTTTAAAAACTCAGACCAGAAACTAGTTAGTGTTACTACAGGTACCTATGTTTTTAGCATGTTTGACGCTATTAATCAAAGACAACTGGTACAAAAAACCTTAACGGTTTTAGACAATGGGACTACCGCTACTCGAGGTCTAACACTATTAGAAATCTCCGAATCCGATACATTAAACTTAGATGACGGACAATATCAGTTTACAATATCTAGTCTAGATAGCGACGGCAGCTACTCACCTACTTACTCAAATACCTACTACGGAATCAGCGGTAGTTTAGAACTAAGAAGCGACAGTTTTCCTACTTTAAAACCCAGCTATTCTGTCGGAACATTCCAACCACACTATGATCAACTCGGCCAGAGATATATCTACTATAGTGGCAATATCCCAGCCCATCCAGAGTTTACCGGTCACGAAGCACTACACACTGTTTCCTATCAAATGACCGGATATCGCGGAGAAGTTTGGCTAGAAGGAACAATGGACAACAACCCGGGCTATTTTGGTTATTTTTCAGAAATAAAAAATTCTCGTAGAACATATGGTGCAGGCCTGAGAGGATTTACCGGACACGAATATATAAACTTCTACGGAGTTTGGAGTTATATTAGAATTAAATATAAACCCACAGCCGATCCAATAACTCAACAAAACGATAACTCTTCTATTGGCTATCGCGGTACACTTGACAAAGCACTATATAGAAGTTAAAATAAAGCATGAGTCTCATGCTGTCGGCCCTACAGGCCGTATTACCCGCTAACAAAAAACAAACTCCGTCTGGTTGGATAAGCTTTGATGCGCCTTGTTGTCATCACAGGGGCGAAAGCCAAGACGACCGTAAGCGTGGTGGTGTGATGATCACTGGAGATGCATTTACCTACCACTGTTTTAACTGCGGCTTTAAAGCAGGATGGAGCCCGGGAAAAACATTGAGTGCCAATACACGTAAGCTGTTTGGATGGATGGGGTTACCAGAATCTGAAGTATCACGTTTGGCTATGGAAGCCCTCCGCGAACACGATGCTATACCTAAAGAGAAAAAACAATATAGTTTTGAATTAGAAGAAGTAGAACTTCCAGAAGCTACTTTGACAGTTATGGAATGGCTTAAATCCGAATACCTAACTGACATAGCAGATGATCTGAGTAAGATCGTTGAATATATTATGAACAGAGGCATGGGGCTAGATTGGTACAACTGGATGTGGTCACCGTCGCCTGGATATATAGATCGCGTGATCATACCATTTTATCAAGATCAAAAAATCGTAGGCTACACTGCACGTAAGATTACAGAAGGAAAACCTAAATATTTGGCACACAATCAACCCGGATATGTATTCAACCTAACCCGCCAACCCTACGAAAGAAAATATGCTATACTAGTTGAAGGACAGTTTGACGCCATAGCGATAGACGGACTTTGTATAGGACATAACGACCCTAACGAAACACAGATTGCTAGAATAAACACATTGAATAAAGAAGTTATTGTAGTGCCTGATAGAGATCGACCCGGAGCTAAAATGCTCAAATCTGCCATCGAAAATAACTGGAGTGCAAGTTTACCGCCCTGGGGTGACGACGTCAAAGATGTAGCAGACGCTGTTAAACGCTACGGACGTCTCTACGTACTGGCCACGATATTACACTACAGAACTGCTAATCAACTAAAAATACAAGTAATGAAAAAACGACTAGAAGGAATAACTGATGATTAAACAAGACCGAGATAAACCCAACTACGACTACGAAATACAGAAGTTATACCTAGAGATGTTCCTTAGCGATGCTGAAACATTCAGTCGCTGTCAAAGCATCTTTGATCCTGAAAATTTTGACCAAAGATTGAAAGAGACTGCTGAGTTTATTACCGCCTATGTTGACGAATATAAAATCATCCCAGATGTGTCTATTGTTAACGCAACCTGCAAACGAGAACTACAGACAGTATCGTTGCCTAGTCAAAACTTTGAATGGCTCAAGGATGAGTTTGAACGATTTTCAAGGCATAAAGCACTAGAACGTGCTATCCTAAAAAGTTTTGACCTGTTGGAAAACGGCGAATATGGTCCAGTGGAAAAACTGGTCAAGGACGCTATACAGGTCAGTTTAACCAAAGATCTGGGCACAGATTACTTTGAAGACCCTAGAGCAAGATTGACAGCACTGAAGGACGGAAATGGGCAAATTAGCACTGGTTGGCCCACTATTGATAAGAAACTCTACGGTGGCTTTAACCGCGGTGAACTGAACATCTTCTGTGCTGGATCAGGTGGTGGCAAGAGCTTGTTCCTTGCCAATATGGGCGTTAACTGGGCTCTACAGGGTTTGAACGTATTATACCTAACTTTTGAATTGAGCGAAAAACTAGTGGCTATGAGACTGGATTCCATGGTCACTGGCATCAACACTAGAGATATCTTCAAAAGCATCGACGATGTGGAACTAAAGGTTAAAATGACCGGAAAACAGGCGGGAAGTGTACAGATCAAGTATATGCCCTCAGGAAAAAATTGTAACGATATTCGTTCATATTTGAAGGAATATGAGGTCAAAAAAGGCCAAAAACCAGACGTAATTTTAATAGATTACCTGGATTTGATGATGCCACTGAGTGTGAAGGTGTCGCCCAGCGATCTGTTTGTTAAAGACAAATATGTGTCAGAAGAGATACGTAACCTGGCCATGGAAACACAATGTATTACTGTGACAGCAAGTCAGTTGAATCGCAGTGCCGTAGAGGAAATTGAGTTTGATCACAGCCATATTTCGGGTGGACTCAGCAAGATCATGACAGCAGATAATGTCATAGGTATCTTTACCAGCAGAGCCATGCGTGAACGTGGACGCTATCAAATACAGTTTATGAAAACACGTAGCAGTAGTGGTGTAGGCCAAAAGGTAGACCTAGATTTTAATGTAGAGACCCTGCGTATCACGGACCTAGGAGACGAGGGTGATGTGGGTTCCAATGGTGGAAATCGCCCGGGTAACAGCAGTCAATCCAGTGTCTACGCAGGACT